CATAATCTACGCCTTCCGGCAGATTGTCACCGTTAATTGTATCCCAATACTTGGCCTTATACAACGGCATGACGTCTTTTGGCATTAACGCCTTAATGTCGTCTTTAGTCACGGGATGGCCAACCCAAGCCTCCCAAGTTGCCTTGGTGCAGCCTAAATTGGTAGCCCCGCCGGGGTCGGCAGGGTTATCAACATATCCACCTTCGTTTTTAAGGACGAGGGCAAAACATTGTGGGAAATTCTCTTTCACTGCTTATTCCCCAAAGAAGCCGTCAGGGCATCTGTCTTTTGTTTGGAGCCGGCGGACGAGCCAAAATAAAACCCCATGACGCTAGTCCAAGCTGTCCCAAGCGTACCAATCAGCATTAAAAGAGCCTCGCCGCCCGTAGCTGGAAGGCCAAAGTGCAAGATGTATGCAATGATCCCAAAGAAGCCCAGAGTGACGCCGACCGCCAATACACGGGGAATCCAATCGCGGGTTGCGATTTGCATATTACGAGCTGAATCACGATCTTGTTCAGAAATACGTTCAAGATCAATGTCCAAAGATTTCATCTGGACCTTAAAGTCCGCGTCAATCTTTTTAAGTTGAGCCAACTGATCGCCCGTTGGATTGGCAAGAGCCGACATAATGTCATCTTCAGTGCCATTCTCATGGCCGAAGAGGGCATTTGATACAGCTTTAACGGCCATACCGGCAACAGGACCGCCAAGAGCGGTGGCAATGGTGGGAGCAACCGAACCAATTAATGGTCCAAACGTCTTTAAGATATCCATGTCATTTCACCGTTAGCATGAGAAAAACACCAATTGCAGCAATACCTAATACCAAAAAGCCCACGATGCTGCTAACCATAATTAAGTCCTTACGGGCTTCTTCCTGTTCTTTTAAGGCTGCAGCCGCCTGACGAGCCGCTTCCTTACGCATTTCAATCACCTGCCGTTGTATGCCTTCCCATGCTGCTGGACCGTATTGGCCGACAAACAAGTTTTTTACTTGAAGTTGCATATCAAGGGCTTTAGCCTTGACGGCGTATATCTTGACCGCCTCGGCCTCAAACTCAGATTGCGATTGAAACAGTTTTTTCTTACGAGGCGTAGAAGCTATCGTAACAATTTGGCCAACTTTGCCAAAGAGGTTGCTTACCTTTTCGGCAGTCGCCATCATATCCTGCCCTGCATCGACGGCGGATTTGATCGAATTATAGATCGCTGTCGCGCCGGCGATGAGGGTAAATGGATCCATATTATTCCGTCGGAGTTTCTGTTGGTGCAGGAGCTGCCGGAACAGCAGATTCAATCTGAGGTTTGGCTTGGCCGTGCAGAAGAGTAATAAGGTCAGCAACTTCAGCATAAACACCGGCGCCAAGATGCTTTAAAACCGTATTAACGTGAGCAACGGTTAGCTTTAGCTCTAATTCTAAATTTTCCATGTTTCCCTCTTAGGTTAAAATGGCGGTGCTTGCGTTTGCACAACCGGTTTGGACAATACAATAATTTGCTGCGCGATTCCACTCTCAACCGCCGGCATACTAATGCACTGCGAAACCCACTGATATGCCAAAGACTGCGTAATGTCAGCGTAAGGCACAAACTCTGCAGGGTTAGGCGTTCCAAGGGTTGCTGTACCAGAAGAAGATGACGAAATCGTGCCATCCGTGCCAGTGCAAATCCAGTTAATGGCCGTGACCACATTAGTCAGACCGTCAGACGTTGGATTGACAATAAATTGGGGAAACGTCCAAGTAAATATCATGACCACGTTATCCTTAACTGGCCAACGGCACCTGCACCACCGGCACTGGCATTTGTCCCCGAAGCACCAACCGTATACGACAAAACAGTGCCGGGGCTTGGGCCTGTTGATGGAATAAACGAACGGGTTGTGTAACCACCACCACCGCCACCGCCGCCTGTGGACCAAGACTTAGCCGAGTTGTTGATGTCTTCGTCAAACTGCGATCCGCTACCACCTCCGCCCGGAGGAGAACCTGCAACGCCGCTCGATGTTCCGCTACCAACGCCACTGGTAGAACCACCTGCACCGCCATTATACGCTGCACCGCCAGCCGGAGGAGAACCACGGGATCCCGTGCCACCTGCGTTACCTGTACCATTAGTTGTACCACCAGAAGCAGTCCCACCTGCCCCGCCGCCGCCGTTGCTACGGTCACCACCTGCAGACGATCCACCGCCACCGCCATTAGCGATAAGCGCATATCCTGCAGGAGTTATGGTTGTTGTTCCACCTGTGCCACCATTACCGCCGCTTGTAGCACCGCCGGGGTTAGCCCCGCCACCACCTGCGCCCCAAAGTTCAAATTGAATTGAGTTGGCGTAAGATGGGACAGTAAACGAGCCGGATCCAGACGTGCTTATGGTTACGCTGCCAGACGTTGCAACGCCCGTAAACCCAAAAGCCCTAGCTGATGCGGCACCCGCTGTTCCAATTGTAGGCATTATGCAAACTTTGCGAGAGTTGCGAGGACGGTATAGGTAGCAGAAGCGGTCTTGATGATCGTGTAGGTGTAGGTGTCAATTGAGTTGGAATAGCCCGTTGTTGGGGCCGAACCATTGATCCACTTAGGCGTGACGGATGCGCCATCGACCGTGATAGCGTTATTGTAATAACCCGTGGATCCGTTTGAGTTAAGGAAAGCAACCGTTACGGCTTGGCCAACCGCAAGGGCAGAGTTAAGCGTTGTGCCACTTGATGCCCTAAAATTGAGCGTAAAATTGGATGTTGCAGCAACATTGTAATAAAGAACCGACTGCGTGGTGATGTCGTAGTTGATTGTTCCCGTTGCACCTACGCCAGAAACGGTTACGGTCTCCGCAATGTTGTTTAGCGCAAGCGAAACCTGACTTGTTGTTGTTGAAAGCGTCAGTTTACCACCAACATTTATTGTCGTTGTTCCTGTAGCGCCGAGGACCGAATTGCCTGACACGTTAAGCGTTGCAAGGTTGCCGCCAGAAATGACGCCGCCGTCTGCTAGAACGATGTTTGTGCCATCCGAGAACATCAACGTGCTGTAGCCCTGCGGAGCGACAACGCTTGTCCCTGCCCCCGCAGATGCGATGGTTACGGTGTAAGCGCCCGAAGTTGCGTTTGTGAATGTCCAACGGCCACCGATGGCGGGAATGGTAATAATGATGTTTGCCGAGATTGAGCCAGTAAACTTGACCTGCATGACCTGCAGTTGTGAAGACGTCAGCGTGACGTTTGAGCTTGTAAGCGCAATAGAGGTTGTATTGCCGAAAGCAGCGTCAAGGATTGTGGTGTTGCTATTGAGCGGCTGATCCCACGTCGGAGACGTTTGATTGTAGGACGGCTCATTCAGGCTGAGATTGGTTGTCGTCGTGCTCATGGCTTGTCAACCTTCTGCTCTAGGCGGTCAAATATTTTGGTCAGCATTGTTTCAATGCGATTAAGATGGGACGTAAGATCGTCCTTACTGACATACTTTGTCGGCAAATCAACCCGCAGATCGTTTAGCATTTGGCGGTCTTTTTTGGCGTCAGTTATGATCTGGGAATAGAAATACCCCACACAGCCAAAAGCCGCCGTAATAAGAAGATTAACGATCTGTTGCCAATCAAGAGTCATAATTAACGCGCCCTGCTGGATTGGAATGGGTTTTCCGCAAATGCGGCGTAAATAAATGTGCCGCCAGAAGCATTGGTGTTTGTATTCGTTGACCTTAATTTAAAGCCGTTTGAATTAATGTCGCAAACATTGTCTGTGGAATCTTCAGCATTATTTAAATCTGCCCAAAGACGGCTTGTTGTTACGTTGTAAGTATTGCGTGATGTGTCCACAATATTCCAATCATACCCAGAAGCATCTATTCTTTTCATCATAACCCAACGCGGCCTAAATCCGCAGTACACAAATGGTCCATCTGATGAACCATTACCCGTATACGATCCAAATGCACTATAGCCCGATATTGCCGCAAAACAGTAAGCGACGTAGGTTGTTCCACTACTGTTATTATAAGTAGAATTTCCACCAGTATTCCAAACGGTAGACGTAACGGTTCCAGAAGGAAATATGCTTACTGAATTATCTTGGGGCGATGTAGTATTTAATTGTATGTAAAATCCCGGCGTTAATCCTGAGTGATAAGAATTCCACGCATAAGTTCCACTGTTTCTTGCTTTTACAAGGATCATATTGGGTGCGACACCTAATCCATGACCTACTGTGGCATTAGCTGTGCTGTTACCCGTATAAGTCACCACAGAGAACCCTGCGGTTGTGTTAGCCGACACGGTGGATGTGATGCTGCCAGAGGTGTTGGATGCTGAAGAGCCAGAGGCTTTCCATTGCCAACCAACATAAGTGCTTCCATTGGTATTAAAACCATTACCGGACGCCGCGCCTAATGAGAACCCATTAGAATTGAATGCCGTCAAAGATGTAGTATCTGTAGACTCTGCAAGTGTTGAATTGGATATGAGGTAATTATATACCCCAGTTATGCTGTTTAATAATCTATGACCAAGCGCATCAGAACGGGATTTAATCCAAACAAAATCAGGTTGAAAAGTGGTAGCAATAGTCGTGTTGTTGCCGTTGTTAATAGACTGCGTTGAACCATTACCCGTATAGGTCGTAGCCGCCATATATAACGCCCCGTTTGCAATGGTAGGCGTAGGCAGGTTGTAGGTGTTCAGTGCATTGAAGCCCGTTGGCGGGGTGTAGGTAAATGGGCGTTGGCCGAAGTTAATATAACCAACCGCCGCTTGTGCGCCTGATGGGTTTCCTAAATAAGCGACAGCGCCACGGGCAGTTCCAGTCAAAGTTGCCGTATAGAGTAGCGTATTGTTTTTATAGATTGCGGCGGTATTAGCACCCGCATCATACGCAATAGCTACTGTGTCATTGGCGGCAGACGTTGTGGTGGTTGTTACAATAGATCCATTTATCCAAACTTGTCCGCTAACGCATTCATAGGCCATTACAGGATTTGTAGAAGTGGAAGAAACGTAACTTTTGCCATTCCCAATTGCTTCAACTGAAGCTACGCCAATAGCAGTCAATTGGTTTCCACTTGTTGGAACAACTTCCCAATACCATTTTCCAGAAGTAACTGAAATTGTTCCAATTGTTTGTTGAGGTGCAGCAACAGGTATGCTGTAATTTAAATTTCCATTTGATAACGTAATTGCTGATGTGTATGCAGCATTTAATGTGCAGTAATTCGCCACCGATGCAGACGTAACCGTAGGGCTATCCGTCATGCTGTCGTAGGTCGCACCCGCCGTCAGGGAGATGTTGTTCGTCGTCCAGTTATTGCTATTGCCAGACGTGTCATAGCCAAGCGTGGTCGTGGATGTGGTATTGCCGAAGGTTAGGTGAAACCCGTTTGTGCCATACGATCCTGAATAGTTGATGGGTTGCCATACGCCGTTAATGTCATATGTGCCGAAGGAGGATGGAGTTAATTGCTGACCATCAATAAAGTTTATTTCAGCAAGGTAACCATCCATATATTCACCGCCAGTAGGATACGATGCAATTGCATGAGGCGCGGCGCTGTCAATACCAAAAGTTATATTTTGTACGGGTTGTGTCCCTGTAACCGTTTGTTGAACGCCATTTACATATAAAATTACTCTATTTGATGCCGTTGCTTGGGTTGAATCAACAGCACCAACAAAATGATACCAAGCGGAAGGATCCCGAAAAACTGCGTTGGTTTGAACATAAACAAACCCGCTTGGGTGATGCCGAAAAGCAAAAGTATCGTTTGAAAATTCAAATCCTTCGTAAGCCCCGCCAGAAGAATTGTTTGTTGCTTGGAAAATACGGTAATTTGTTGATCCGCTTAGTATGCCCCTTTTTGCCCAAAAGGAAAAAGTAAACTTTTGTTGATTGGAAGCACTTGCAGGTGTTCTGCTTAAATACGCACTTGCAGACGACCTGAAACGCAGTGAATTTTTCACCATATACCCGCTTGCAACGCTACCCAAGAGCATAGATACAGTGGTCATTACGTTAGTCCCTGCCCTGTAATAACAAAGGTATTGGAACCCGTGCAGAGTACAGTCGCCACACCATAAGAGGCAAGTGATCTGTTGCCCGTGGTCGTAGAACCCGCCAAGGTCATTGTGACGGATGATCCTTGCGTAATGGTCTGCGTGGACGATGAGTTGTTGAAGATTACAATGTTCTGACCCGCAGAGAAAATGGATGCAGGGACAGTCACGCCACCCGTGGTGATGGAGATATGCTTACCATTGTCCGTCGCAACCAGTGTATAGGCCGTGGTCTGGCTATTCTGCACGATGGTGCGGACGTTGCCGATGCTGTCAGAAATGGTGCTGGTTGTTGTAACGGCTTGAGACGAAGAAATTGTCATAGCCGTTGTTTGGCTACCTGTTTTAAAGATAATGCTATCAGTCGTTCCAGCGCCAGACGTTGACTCAATTGTTAAGGTTGACGATGCCGTTGTCCCGCCAATTACAAGTGGAACCGTAACTGACGTACCAATTGTTGGCGAAGCACTAAATGAAGGCGCACCAGCATTTGCGGTTAATATTGTATTTGCTGCACCTTGAGCTGTAACAGAAATTGCACTTGTGCCATTTCCATACAGTACGCCGTTTGAGGTAAAGGTAGCCGCGCCCGTTCCGCCGTTTGTGACGGTCAAAGTACCACTTACGTTGACGTTGGCAGTCCCAAGGGCAAGTGTACCAAATGCTGGCGCACTTGAACCTGCGGAAATTAAAGGTTGACCGGAAATACCCGCCGCAGTGTAAGCAATAGCCGTACCGGTTCCGTATGCAGTACCGCCAGCGGTGGGGGTTGCGGTGCTATTCGTGCCACCCGATGCAATTGGAAGCGTTCCGGTTGTTAATGCAGACGTAGATGTCGCATAAACCGCGCCGCCAGAGGTGAACGATGTAAGGCCAGTACCGCCATAAGCCGTGCCAAGCGCATTGGTAAGGTTGAGCGTACCAATTGTTACCGTACCACCGGATGCAACGGTCATCGCATCAGTTGCGCCGTTGTTCACAACAAAGTGAATGGCGTTTGCGGTTGTTGTCCCAATTGCAAGGTCAGCAGAAGTAGAGTCAAGATAAACGGTATTGGCAGCACTAAATGCACCCGTACCGGAGAAACCGGACGAATTCATACCAAACTCACCAAAGTAGGTGCTGTTGGTCCCGTTGTTATTGGAAACAATAAAGTTAGTAGAAGCGGATGCACCCGCGTTGGTATTTTGCAATACCATTTGGTTGTAGTTGTTTACCGATGACGTAAGTGACAAGAAAATATTAATGTCAGAATAAGCCAACGTGCCGTAGGAATAAGCACCAGCATTAAGGGATGACGTAATCGCACCATTGGCAATAAAGTAGCCAGACGTTGTTGTGCCAGTGATTGTGGGCGATGAAGACCATGCAGGGGCCGTTGACGTGCCGCCCGACACAAGAACCGAACCCGTAGCAACATCCGACAAGCGGGAAAGCGCAGTGGTTGACGAGGCATAAAGCAAATCACCGACCGTATAGGACGACTGACCTGTACCACCATTTGTGGCCGGAAGCGTACCTGTAACCGCCGTTGTAAGGGAGACTTGACCCCACGAAGGAGCCACGCCCACGCCACCGGAAAGCAATACGTTGCCCGTTGCTACATCCGCAAGGCGGGACAAAGTTGTTGTGCCGGAAGCATAAAGAAGATCGCCGACCGCATAAGTTGTGAGGCCCGTTCCACCGTTAGCAACTGGTACTGTTCCGCTCAAAGACGAGGCAGAAACTTGCGACCATGTTGGTGCGGCCGATGCGCCGCCAGAAGTAAGAACATAACCTGACGTGCCGTATGTAGCACCACCAATACCCAACTGCCCCGCAGGACCAAAGCGGAAGGCTTCTGTTGGTGAGTTTGCACCAGTGGCGGTTGTGAAGACAGACGCATATGTACCTTGCGCCGTATCCGTGAAGTTTTCAGCAGCGGAAACAGAGAAGTATCCCGTGGACGCTGTAGCAAATACCGTTGCGCCATAACCACGGCCCGTGAACTGAGCCAGTGTGTCACCGGATTGTGTTGCTGTTGGCGAAGCAGCCGTGCCACGGGCTTGGCGACCTGTGTAAACAGGATAGTTGCCCGTGCCGTAAGCATCTTGCGTAATACGAGTATTGGCGGCATTTGCACCGACAATATACAAGTCCGTACCCGCTGGAAGCGTACCCGTTGGCGTGGTTGTTTGCGTATTGGAAACAATCGTCAACTGCGTCTGCGGCGTAGCCGTATTAACGCCCAAACGGTTGTTGGTGTTATCCCAGAAGAATTTGGCGTTGTTCTGGCTATAAACGCCGGATGCCCCAGCGAATACAACCGATCCGGTGGTGAACGTCGTTGCCGTACCCGTGCCGCCGTTGCCAACAGGAAGCGTACCCGTCACACCTGCCGTTAAGGACAATTGACCAAACGCAGGAGCCGTTGAAGCACCCGTGGATAATAAAGGATAGCCCGTAGTAGACGGCGATATTTGACCCACAGATGATGTACTGGCGGCGTATAATACTGCGTAAGCCGTTAATGATGTTAAGCCCGTACCACCATTTGCAACGCCCACAGTGCCAAGGCCAATGGTATTACCCGTTTTGGTAATTGGTGCAGTAACAGTAATGTTGCCAGATGAAGATGTTTGCACCCACACAAGGGCAGTAGAACCAACCGTAATCGTGCCAGTTGTGTTCATAACCCATGAGGTTGAACCGTTTGACGTCCCATTTGTAACAAACGCTGCAGCGCCTGTTTCAATGTAATTCGGTCCAGTTCCAACCGTGTTAAAATCCGTAGAACGGGTAAGAACCCAGTTTGTGGAGCCAGAACCTTGGTTAGTGACAACGTAAATACCGTTTTGCAAACCGCTTGATTGGTTTTTAACCATAACACGAGTGGCATTAGTAACGTCCGTGGCTGTAAAGGTATAACCGTCAATCGCAAGTGCAGCCTGTGTGCCAGCATTTGTAATCGTAGCGCCAACGCCAGACGTGCCATTGTTGTATGTTACCGTGCCAAGGTCTGCTGTCGTTGCATAACCAACGGAAGAATGAAAAGTTGTATTGCTGACAGTAGCGACCTGACCGTCTACATATTGCTTGGTGGACAACTGCAACGCAGAAACTGGGTCTTGCGTAACCGTAACTGTTGTCAAACCTGACAACGTGGACGTTGAAGCGCCCAAAGCAACCGATGTTGAACCAATCGTAACGGATGAGTTGGTTAGTCCAGCATTTGGAATTGTAGATACAGCCGTTACTGCGCTTGTTCCGTTACCAACAAGATAACCCGTCAACGTAGTTGCACCCGTACCGCCATTGGCAACAGGCAGTGTGCCGCTTACGTGCGTAGAAAGACCAATTTTACCCCAAGACGGAGCAACACCTGCCCCTCCAGAAATAAGAGCATTGCCAGTAGCCACGTCATTAAGACGGGCCAAGGTGGAAGACGACGAAGCATAAAGAATGTCACCCGTTGTATACGATCCATAACCCGTTCCGCCTTGCGTTTCCGATAATGGCGTGGTCAGACCAGAAAGTGACGTGATATCGCTGTTTGCGCCGGACTGCGCCGCAGAAAGATTGGTACGCGCACCAGATGCGGTCGTAGCGCCAGTTCCGCCGTAAGCAATAGCGATTGGTGTACCGTTCCATGTCCCTGCGGTAATTGTATTGAGGTTTGCATTACCCGTGGCCGTTAAAGCCGTAAACGTAGCCGCTGCAGGGGTTGAACCACCAATAATAGTACCGTTTAAAGTACCACCCGTAATAGCAACAGCGTTGGCATTTTGCGTAGCCATTGTACCAAGGCCAGTAACCTGACCCGATGGAATGGAAATATTGGTATTGGTAACGGAAGTAAGCTGTCCTTGGGAGTTAACGGCAAATACAGGGACCGCCGATGCAGAACCATAAGTTCCGGCAGTAACGCCCGTTGCGGCAATAGAAATCGTGCCAGTGGTCGTAATTGGACCACCCGATAGACCAGAACCAGTGTTAACCTGTGAAACTGTACCCGCACCAATTAATGACAGAACCTGAGCCGCTGTAAGATCCTGTGGCTGCGCCGCGCTGCCGGAGTTGTTGCCCTTGATCGTTCCCGCTGGCATCGTGCTGAGATAGCTGTTTGTGATGCTATTGGTCGAAAGGCCAATCGTACCCGTGGTTGTAATCGTGCCGCCAGACAAGGGCGACTGGGCCGTGATCGACGTAACCGTACCGCCGTTT